ATGGTAATAGAGGGCGACGCTCTTGATTTTGATGACCCAGAGGAAGAGGTAGAAACAGAAACACCTTCAGAGCAGGCAGGCGATTATGGTCTTATATCAAAATTTATCCTTGGGCTTGTAATGGTATTTGTAGCCCTTGCTTTGTTATACTACATAGTTAATAATTATCTTAGTAAATCAAGAAAGACAATCAAGGATATGGTTGACTTATTCAAGATGATAGTTATAGTTCTTGCAATGTTGATTGTAATGGCTGTATTGATAGCGGCTTATTAGGTGATATGATGCCACAAGGTAAACGCAGAAAGAAATGCTTGCAGACCGGAAAGAAACCTGATTTTGCAAGAAAAAGAAAGAACTGGAAAAAGAAATAAAAGTTTTATTGAGGCGATATGCCCAAGAAATAACGATTACCCGCTTTTCAACGAGTTCCTCACCAGACCTCCCGGATGTCCTTTGTTGTGATGGGGCATCCGTTTTTTATTTATAGCCTTCCTTATTGAGTTCCTTAACGGCTTCCTTATAGACGCTTTTCCCTTCGCTACCGTATTTTTGTTTTAGAAATCCCTTCAAGAGCTTATGCTTTATTCGTTTGCCTTTGGGTATTCTCATCTTTTGGACGAAAAATATTATCTTTATGAATATATACATTATAAAAAGAAAAGCCAAGAGGGTGAACAGGCTATAAAACAAATAATAGCTTGCTATCAAAAACACAAAAAATATTATCCACAGAAAAAATCTCATTTATTCATCTCCCTAAACATTTTGCTGAAAAAACCATTCTTTTTCACTTCCCTGTTCCTTCTGTTCTTTGCTGTCTTGTATCCCCATCCCAAAAGCCTTTTGACATCATTAAAGAAATTGCCGGATACAAGTTTCTTAACCATCCTCTTTCTCTCTCCTTAATCTTACTTTTTCAACTCTTGCATTGTATCTGTTCTTTAATCTTTTTATCTTTCGTTTGAACTTCTTTGAGAGTATCTCTGAATATGCTCGTTGTTTGTTAAGCCACGACAGATTTTTTAGGTATTTTCGAGACATGTTCTTTCCATTCCTTTTCTTTTTTCTTGCTGAATACAAAGGGGTTGATACGCTCTGTGCTGTCAAAGAGGTCAAAGATGGGCTTTGCGTAAAATACAATCTCTTTGGGTGTCGTAACCTCTGTTTGTCTCCTGTCAGTTATGGTTATGCGAAAGCAGTCGTCATCCCCATCTTGGTCAAGGTCTTTAAAGAGATTTTCGCAAACGACATCTATATCTGTGATACGCCTTATGCGTTTGTCAACTTGGTCTTTATACTGGGTTGTGTAATAGACATTGCTTTTAGTATGCCTGCTCTGTAAAAAGAAGTCTGAGACACGTTTGTTTTGCAATGTGCCAGAGTTACGGCTATCTGCATATTCATGCAGTTCGTCTATACCTATGGCACTATCATTCAGTTTGGTGTTCAGTTCTATCATATCATGTCCATTTAACCAACTAAAAGCAAACTTTAGCTTGTAGTTTGAAAAAAGATTAGACCTAAAACCGCTAAGAAGTTCAAGATAAAGAAATAGTGTAAGTGCTGTTGTTTTGCCCGCCCCTTTCCATCCGTATATGCCAACAACTGAGTTTTCGGCTTTCATTATTCTCTCCTAATCAGCATATATAGGGAATTACTGCCTTTTTTAAGTTTTCCTCTTATGACTATCTCATTTTCTGTAACGTATGTATCAAAACTTCCATAGGCAAAATCGTTGTAACCCCTATATTGTATGACTGACCATTTAGAATTTTTCATTTATGTATCCTTTCTGTGTTCTTTAAGCAGGCTTTCATTCTCAAGGACATAGATGCGTCTTTTCATGTGAAAGTATAATCCAAAGAAAAAGGTTGTAAATCCGACAAATGCCATAGCGATTATGATGCCCATATCAGGCGTTAAGCCGTAAGAGATAAAGACGCAGATTATCGTTGCCAATACCAAAGCCCCTGCGGTCAGGGTCATAGCCTCTCCTAACATATAGTCTCTCTCATTCATGCTTAACACCTATTCTAAAAATTTACTAAGTTTTGAAAGATTATTTTGCTCTATCTCCGGCATACGTGCCTTGAGTATATTCTCAAGTTCAGCACTTGATTTGCCATCCTCAGACAATTTGCCAGTTCTAAATTCATCAAGAAAGCGTTTAAGTGTCAGTATCTTGTATGTATCAGCAAGGCTTTGCAGTATAGCAATAGCAATTACCTGCTTTTTTGTAAGCCTTGTCTTTCTCCTGATATGCTTGGGGTCAAGCCATTCAGATATGATAAGCCTTACATTTTCAGCCTCAGATGTCTCAGCCTTGATTGTCTCCTGTGGCGTTCCGAATATCTTTTCAAGAACATTAACACCTGCCTGTGGCTCTTCTTTCTTTTTAGCTTTAGCCACTTATACCACCCCTGACAGTATGCAAGATATTTATAAAGGCTTCAAGGGGTTGGCTAGGCTCTGGACTAGATGGGGGAGGGGAGACTAAACCACCGCCATGAGCAAAGACGAAGTAACATCCTACCCCATAAGCTATTAGGGTGATGATGGAAAGAATAACTATGAAGAAGTTATACTTCACTTCCTCGCTATATAGCAGGGTCGTATACAACTGTTCCATATATAAAAGAGACAGAGCCTTGCCTGTTACCCCTTTGTTTGTCTGCTTGAATATTGCAGGCTCTTCCTTATTTTCCGAGTAGTAGCATGTTGGCATGAAAGAGCCCATTTTTGTAGACAACAAGTAGATATTGTCATCCCTAATTAAGTATTTCTTCTTTTGGTAAATAAATTTTGTGCAGTCTATGGATATGTAGAAGGCATCCACAACACGACTTTTCTTTATGAAATTTATCTCTATATAGTTATCAGGCTTTTTTTCTACAAGATAGAGGTCATCAGCATTGACGCTTTCGGGACAAAAGGTCGTGGTCATAGGTGTCTCTGACCGTTCCTGTATTATTTCACTTGAGACAGGGGCAGGCTCAGGAGATTTTTCTTTTTTAAATTCTCTTTTTTTCTTAAAATTTATAATTTTCTTTGGATGGGGATTGAAACGAAGTTTTTTCGTTGAAGGATTGCTCTCTGGGATAGCTTTAGAGGGCTTTTTCTCGAAAAGTCTGTCAACTTTATCCTCTACATCAGAAATAGGCATTAAGTATCACCCCTGTAGCAAATGCAATGGATAATGCTGTGTTTATCGCAACCACGAAAAGTATGTAACGCATACGGCTTTCTGGTTGCAGATTGGTAACGATATGAAAGAAGTCCTCAGCAAACAATCTGTCAAGGTCTTTTGGGGATATACCAATATTCTCGGTCTTAAAATCGTAGGGATTAGGATTGCCCTCACGGTAGTAACTGACTGAACGTAATAGTCCGTCAATGTTCTTTAAAAAAATGCACTCAGGCTTGATTAGATATGTTTCTTCATCAACCCTAAAACGCTTACTTGCGATTACCTCTCGCTTCACTATCTGACGATTACCCTTGATGATATGGGCAATAAAAGTCTGTTCATAGGCTTCGTCAGGGCTGTAGTCTTTTTTTCTTCTAAACAA